TTTTTATTTTTTTGCAAATAAAAAAGAGGGCAATTGCCCTCTTGATTAGTTAAATATATCAGCTAGTATGTCGTCTGATATATCGCCTAGCGCGAAAGCCTTTTTGAGTTCGTGCTTCTTTATATATCTTCTTGCAGATTCATTTGTGCGATTGCTCAAAAGAATAACAGGGTATTCCCCTATGTTGCTTGCTGCTACTGCATCCGCCCATGCATTAACTAAAATCACGGTTTCCGCGTTTGGATAGAAGTATTCTGCAATCATTGTTGACGTTTCGTACCTATCTGCGCCATCAATTCTTGTCACTTGGCTTATGTCGGCAATCTGCTTGCTTACAATCTGCGATACTGCACTTGAGCCGCCTATGATGATATATTCTGTGTCATCCGATAGTTTCTCAAGAAATGCTGCTTGCTTTACTGAGATATAATCGCTTACAAGCATAACCGGAAGCCCTGTTGTTGTAGCTGATATTCCGTCCGCCCAATCTTTGCCGCTTGTGATGATAATCTTCTTGATATCCTTGCTACATTCCTTCAGCACTGCAAGATTTGTATCATATCTATTTGCACCGCTAATAGATTTTACTCCCGTGCCATTCACTTTGATGTCGCCACCTATTGTGTATGTTTCTAGACCGTTTGTTTCCTTGCACTTGTCAAATACAAGATTCGCTTTTTTAAGTTTCGCAATATAGCAAGCTGTGATTCCGTCTGCGTATGATTCGCCATTTGTTACTACTTTATTTGCTTTGATATAATCGTTGATTATTAGATCCGCAGTTTTGTATCTATCAGCTCCGTTATATCTTTTGATTGTGATATTGTCCGGGATAGTCTTTTTGGTTTCCTTAGCTGTTGCACCCGCTTTTTGTGCGTATGCGTACCATGTCTCAGCATCGCCATAAAACACATTAAGATCTAAATTACTATCCCATCCCGCAAGCCTTCCTTGTGAACAGTATTGATACATTGCGACAAATGGGAAGCTATGTGAATTTGGCACGGGGGTATTAGGTTCATATCCCTTTGGGGCATTGCTGCCGTATCTTGCAAGCCATAATCCATAGTTTCCACTTGCCACCAAACTAAAATCTTGAGATTCTAGTACGCCCAAATACGTATAGAATAGTGGTCTAACACCTGTTAGCCTATACACCTCATCGAGCCATTCGCGTGCCCATTCTTGCCCTAGCCATGTATCTGTTTCAAAGTCAAGTACGGGGATTGTTGTGCCGTCAAAATAATCACCGCAATTGTCAACAAACCATCTAGCCTCTTCAGTGCCTGTTCCACCGCAGCCCGCTTCTCGCGCAAAGTGGTATACTCCTGTTAGCTTGCCCAATGCCTTTGCTTGCTGTATAAAGCCATCACATGCAGATGATACATAACTTGCACCTCCTGTGCCTTTTATGATTACAAAATCACAAGGTACTTTTGATAAGTCTAATCCTTCTTGCCATCCCGATATGTCTATCCCATTAAGCATGATTAATCCTCCAGGTCCTTGAAGTTTTTAACTTCCTCATCGAGCTCAGGCAGTCCTGCAACGCTTGTTAGTAGAGATAGTACACCAGCAAGCACAGAAGCACTTACAACAACTTTCCAATTAACATCTGTAAGTAAGGCAGTTGTGCCGATTGTTGCGATTGCCGTCTGTGCAACCGTCTTAATAGCTCTTGTTCCTGCCTTGACTGCCCAATCTTTCCAGTTTCTTGTTTTCATCTCAATTACCTCCTTGAAATAAATTAAAAAGGTGGCTCTCGCCACCCGGCTGACAATTATTTGATTTTGCTATCTGTGAGAGGGAGCTGCTTAACCTCGTTTATAATCTTCTCCGCCGTCCCATTGCCTTTTAGTCCTTTATAAGGGATATATAAGTAATCCACTAAGTTCTCGTATTCGTCACGAGTGATATATCCACGCTTGATATAAAACTCTCCCAAGCTACAGATTCTGTCGTGGCCCAATCCACGCATCATCATCGCATAGTCACTCTTTCTTTCCATGTATCTTTGAACCACCATACTTATAAAACTCCATAGTCCCGTGCTTGCGAAAACTGCGATTATAATTGCTCTTTCCATGCCTGACTCCTTTACTTATCTTTTTCAATTAGTTCCCAATCGCTCTTTTCGGGATTTGAGACGTTTTTATCTTTCGATGATTTGTAAAGCTTGTTGTAATAGATTACCATGTCGCCTTTTTTATAAGTTTTGTCTGCTGCCCAAAACTCTGCATTTTTATACCACTTGTCGTAATCGCTTGCGTTTCCAAGTTCCTCTTCAAGCCATAGGTTGCGATCATTGAGCGGAATATTTTCATATGTAGAGTTGTGTGCCTTTAGCGAGCGATAGAGCTTGTCGCTGTATACAACGTAGTGACCTGTCGGATAGTATGAGCACACCTGCCACCTTTCCACTAAAGACAATATCGCTTTTCTATTTTTTTCGAGCTTGAGCAGTGAGTTAATCAAGAGATTTAATGACTCCAGTCTCTGCTCATCCAGGTTCTTCGATGTATCTACTATCTTCGTTATACTTGACAGGTCTTTTTCTGCCAATATTCCGAACACTGTATTCCCATCTTCTCTTGTTGCGGTGAATGAGTATCCTCCATTGGCAGTTTTTATAATGTTTAATGCTTTCATTTATTTGTACCTCCCATAAATTCGTACGAATGGCAGCTCTTCAGGAACTTGGTTCGCTGACACCCCTCTATTTTGCATTAAGTGTATTATCTGTATTCTGTCTGTTTTTGCGACGGCACCGCATGTAAAAATTCCTGCGTTGTAATGCCCTGTGACTTGCACATTGTCAACGGATGTAAATAATTCGTTTGGCAATATCAAATTTCCAATCCATCTAAACAAGTAAGGATTTACTTGTGTCATATTTACAGGTGTTATTTGTTTTATTTGACAACTTGCCTCACAGGTTCCATCTGAATACTTAACTACTTCAAACTGACCTAGTTTTTCAATTTTAATCGGTACTCTTAGTCCAAGCGTTTGTAGGACTTTGCCAAGTCTTATATTACCGTTATCGTTTGTTAGTAATTTGATCACTTGTTGCTCTTCGCTATTTAAGTCATATGTTACAGCTCTGCAACTAAATCCTTTTCTAAAATCCGTTTGAAGGTTAACATCTAGTATCTCACTTTTTTCCGACACCTTGCCTATCGCCATTCCTCGACCGCTGTTGTGGAAGTCCATTAAGGTGAACCCAGTGCCAACTAACTGTGTGTAAATAGACTCTGCAAATGCATCTTTAAGTTTAATCTCTATGTTCCATGCGTAGTCACTTGAGCACTCAATAATCGTATTTCCACTTGCTTCATAGTCAGAAAGCGGAATACTGTAACTTATTTCATCAGATGCTTCTTGTTTGCTTAATTTTATAACTAGGCTTTTAAGGTTTTTATCATTAAGCCTCGAAACGATTACGTCATAACTCACATTGATGAAGTCACCATTGCCGTCCTCAGTTCCGTCAGCCTTGCATCTTTCTATTTTGACCGCATCAATGATTGGCTGATGCCACGGCATTATCTCTAGCGTGGTATTTTTTACTGTCTCACCGTTTCGGCTATCAATAACCTTGCTTTTGATTTTTAATAGCTGATTAGTAGCATCCACAATTTGCGTGCCGGTGTTGTATGTAATGTCATCCACAGTTATAGATTGAGACCTTAAATGCGCATTGTACTTAAATGTGTTGTTGAGTGTGATTTTTACTTTTGACTGGCCTTGCACAAAGCCGCCATACTTTAAAAAATTCTTGGTTTCATCCGCTACAGATATTTCGCAATCAGGAAGCATGTCAGTAGTTGGTCTTATAGTTATAAGCGGAGCATCTATGCGTCCAAGCGATGTACTGCCGTTAAATGTAAATACACGTACTAATAACTTTACCTCTGCAGTTGGAAAATATTCCTTCCACGACTCTGGAAGTGTCCACGATGTGTCGGTTTGGATTTTATCCGCTATTTTTGTATAAGTGCTCGGATCGTTGTTTGCCATGACGTAGACGTCATGCGTAAACGCTGTCGATTTTCTATGCGTTAAAATTTCAAACGATTCACCAAACGTAATTTCAGATTTCGACGTTGTCGGTGACGAAGCTCTCGGTATTGTTGTAAGCCATGTGTAGTCTGATGTTGTAAGTGTACCAACGATTCCAGTGTTAAAACTTGCCGATGCTGCCACTCTCTTTGTTCCGTCAAATTCGTGATTGATCCAAACTCCAACACTATAAATCACTTGAGAGCTGCCATTTACTTTAAAATGCGTTGTAAAAGGATAACTAATTCCATTAACTATCAAATTTCCGGACGCATTTGTATACTCTGCGTAGTATCCACTTGAAGCGTTTATTGATAAATACACCACAAGATATGTGCGGTTATTTACAATATCTTGTTGCCCTTGCGAAAACGTAATGCTTGTCCAATATCCCATTTAATTCACCACCTTCACGAATGACAAATTGCCATTTTTACGTGGCAGAAAAGCAAACTTACCCAAAATTAAAGAATTTATAAATTCTCCATCTGTTACATAAAGTCTATTGTTGCTCAAGTATGCAACCTCTGCACCTGAATCGTAAAACGCCATTTTTTCACGCCCTAATCTTAATTTGAATCGATTACCTCTTTTTCCGAGTTCAATTTCTCCATGCTCGAATCTTATGTACTCGGATATGTCCGAAAACTTTGCAGCAGTGCCTTCAGCAAGTCCTTCCAGTTCTTGCTTAAACGAGTTGAAATTTATTTGTAAAGCTGTAGCTGTTTGCTCAACTCTTGTTGATAGAGCTTCTACGACTTTCTCGTTTTCGCTTTTTGAAACATATGTATTGCTCACCATTCCTATTATCGATGATTTCGTTTGCTCAATCAGTGATTTTGCCTTTTGCTCCAGCTCGCCCACTTGCTTTTTTGCTTCTTCTGATGCATTTGCAATTGGCTTTATTTTTTCCTCATATTTTGATTCCAGCACTTCCGAAAGTCGTTCTCGCATACCCCCGATTGTGATTGCATTGTTCTCAGGATGTAAAAAATCTAACGATAGCTTTTCTATTAGATAATGTTGCGCCACTCCATGTATAGAGCTTTCAACTTTAACCCATTTTAAAAGTTTAAAGCTGTCTATATCTCCTAAAACGCTTGTATCTACAGCCTTTATGCTAATTGATTCTAAGTCGAGTACGCCTTGTCCAAGGTCTTTTATCGCCTTATTTTTCAGATTCATGGGCTCAGTTACATTGTCATAGCTTATATGCTTAACAATACGGCCGAATTTTGCTATGGCTTCTTTGCTTTCTACAAACGGAGAACCGTCATTTACAGATTCAATCGTGATTGGTGGACCCTCTTCACTTTGAGGATTTGCTCCCTCTTCAGCTGCTGTCTGCTTTCGCGCACCCGTCGGATAAACAACTGTGTATATTTCTCCGCCTGTGCTTTCCTTGGCCAGGTCCATTAAATTGACGCCAAGCTTTATTTCTTGTTGCAATCGATAAGGAATTTCTGCAAGGTAATCAAGATAATTCTTGCCGGCTTGCTTTCTGATGAGCATGTATCCGCCATATTTTTTTATTACTTTGTTATTTATAAGCTCCATGATGCTTGGCGCGTTCATATCACTATAATTAACATAGTTATTAGGATCTTCAACTGTTATTGTTCCAGGATATATTTTTCTATTATCCTCAACTTGTGCGTTGTGAAAGTCTAAAAGCTTTCTGATGTACTCGTTTAACGTTCCTTTATGCTCATATACAAGTGCTACCGAATCATTTAGATAAGAAAAGGACGACTCGCATAGAATCGTCCTGTTGTTATAAAAATCCTCACCTATATTCAAAACTCTTCCATCAAAGATTATTTCACCGTGCGAATCAAGAATGCTAATCTCTGATTTTAGCTTCTTGAATAGTTTGTATGCTGGATTTGTCGCGGCTATTTGGAATTTTACGGTGCCAACCTTGTTGACTTCAAGTGATGCTGATGCGCTTAGTATATCTTCAATTATGATGCTTCCATCAAGGATTATTTTATACATTGCATTTCCCTTTCATCTCAACGTCCCAGGCTATACCATCACTGCGATAACTTATATTCGGTCTCATGCTTATGATTGTCTCGTCCGGAAGAGTTACCTTACAGCGTTTTCCGTTTAACTTACTAATTAGCTGATTGATTTTTGCTCTATCCTCTTCAAAGTTTTTAATTGCTTTAAACGAGAGTTCGCAATTTCCCATTCCGTATGTGACGCTACCTGTGAGACTTTCTGTGAGATCTAATGCGCCATTTCGGAATGGTACAGTCACATATCTTTCGACTGGTTCACCTGGTGTTAAATGCCATTTGGTCAACATCAGCATATCCTTTGTTGATATTGATTCTGTAACCATTCCTTCAGGATTTAGTTTTTCAAATAAGATATAATCTCGCATTTATATTCCCCTCATTCCCAGTTTTTCAAGATTTGCTAAATCTCTTGCAATCGCCGGAGTGATTTTTCCTACAAGCGTTCCATCATCGAGCACTATTGCGTGTCCGGATTCAGCAGCTATGCCTGGTATATACCTTTCAAGCAATGATAAAATCTTGCTCATTATAAGTTCCATTTCTGCCATGTTCCCCGATACGGCTTGTGAAACATAATCCTGCAGTTTTGATATTGGAGCGACCGCTTCCGGTCCTGCTTCGCCCACACCTTTAAGGCCGTTCATGGTATCAAAAATTGTAGGCTTATCAAATATAGCACCTTTTGCATACCAGCTCACATGTAATTTTGGTACTCCTTGTGTGAGCCATTTTAGCGGATTAGGGCTTCCTGAAATGCTAAAGTGTGGCAACGGAATGTGAGGCCACTGAAATTTAAAATTAAACAGTCCTTTTATTCTTCCGATGATATTTGATACAACATTAAATGCGCCCGAAATAGCGTTTGATATAGTGTCCTTGATGCCATTCCAGACATTAGACACAACTCCCTTGATTTCGCTAAATATCCCTGTTATTACACTCTTAATCGAATTTAAAACACTCTTTATCTTATTGATGATTCCATCCCAAATATTTGAGATTAAGTTCAAAATGCCATTCCAAATGGAACTGAACAGTGCTCCAATTGCTTGTAGTGCTATTAAAATAATTTGCTTTACAAGTCCGATTGCTGTACTTACTATCGTCTTTATATTATCCCATACAGCAGCGAATATCATTTTAATGCCTTCCCAGACGCCCGACCAATCACCTTTTATCAGACTTGTGACCGCTAAAATTATGCCGCGGATGATATTTAGTAAATTTGTAATGACTTCTTTGATGATATCCCAAACAAGTTTGACTGCTGCCATTATGTGCTCACCAAATAAATCCCAAATCACTTTGATTGCCTCAGTTGCTTGATGAATGATGTCCTTTATAAGATTAAACACTGTACCTATAAAGTTTGAAATTTGCGGCCAATTATCTCTTATCCAGTTAAAGATAAATTGAAGAACCGGTAAGAAGTACGTTTGAAAAACATCCGCTGCTGCACTTACAAATTGACCGATGTATTTAAATACCGTTCCCATAACCATTTGTATTGTTGGCATGTTAGCAATCACCCAGTCAGCCGCCTTTTGCATGATTGGCATAACCGCTACGCCAACCTTTGTGACTACAGCACCAAGCGAACGCTTTAAGCTGTCCAGCGTATCTGTGAATTTTACAGACGCGTCTATAGAGTCATCACTCAGTACAATCCCAAGTTCTTTTGCCTTTGCTTTTAGCTCGTCAACTGATTTTGAGCTACCGTTTAAAAGCGGCATTAACTCACTTCCTGAACGACCAAGGAGCTCATTTGCAAGCGCTGCCTTCTCTGCGCCATCCGGCATTCCTTGCAATGCTTTTACGGTCATTTCGAAAACTTGCTCTGGAGACTTGCCCTTTAGATCATCAACCGATATTCCGATTCTGCCGAACGCATTAACTGCTGTTTTACTCCCACCAATCGCGTCATCTATAGTGTTGTTAAGCTTTTTCATGCCACCTTGAAGCGACTCTATGCTCATTCCATTTTGGCTTAGTATATAGTCCCATTCCTGGAATCCTTTTCGGCTCATGCCTACTTTTTGACTTAGCTTATCAACACGATCCCCTGATGCTGCCGCTTTATTTGCCATTCCAAATAGAGCCGTTCCTCCAGCTACCGCCATACCAGTCAAGGCGGTACCCATTACTGCAGCAGTTTTTATGCCTTTTTTAAAACCATGTACAAGTTTTGATGCTCTGCTATCTGTTTCCGATATGCTTTCATTTGCTTTTTTGTTGTCAATCATTATGCTTCCGAAAAGCTTAAATAATTCCATCAAATTCCTCCGTGCGTAGAATCAATGATTTTCTTAACCGACCGCAATATTTCTTTTGCGCTTCTATTGTCGATTCTTGATTCCTTGTTTTTTACAGTTTGCGATTTAAAATCGTCAAAGCTCATTTGATCCTGGTAAGGTATCCAGCGTTCAAAAAGATAATCGTCCATGCGTCTTTCGTTCATCGCTTTTATAGTTTCTGCTGCATCGAGGAAGTTTAACGCAAAAAAGTACTCCAAATTGGAGTACTCATGCATAATCACATCTAATTGTTTTGCGTAGTCAACTTCTCGACTGTAGTAAAAAAAGCAGCAAACCCTTCATCTTCTTTCAAACGCTGAAAATCTTCGATGACATCAGATAAGTCTCTGTTCAGATACTCATCTTTTGTCATCCCCTCATCTTCAAGTAGACCTGTCATAAACTCAGCAACCTCTTCAGCTACATTGCTAAAGTTTTCTGCGAGCTTCAGCATGAGCGATGCACCCATTGTTTCGGCATCAGTATTCGCTGCCATTTCCTTATCTACTCTTAGATTGAGTTTTCTTATGATTTTCGATGCTTTTCCAACATCTTGAAATTTTAACTTCCTCATTAGATTGCCTCCGTTAGTTTTGGATAGTAAATCACAAACGGAACTTCCTTTGTCTTCATGTCATAGTGACCGACAAATTCCGTTTCAATTGTAAGCTCTCCCTTGTCCTCGAATGATAGCTCGACTCCCTTTTCATTCAGTGCATTAAATACCTGGATGATAACCGGATCACTTGAGCCGCTGATTGTTCCAACCCACGTGATATTGTCGATGTAATCTTTAAGAGCGATTGAGTTTTTCCCTGTAATTTTTTTGTAGTTTGTTGGTTTCTGCCCTGTTCCAACTGTCTCTACATCAGCAGCTGCTCCAAGTGCTGCCGTGAGAACTTCCGGTGTTATCTCAGCAATCTTTGCACCCATGGTAACGCTCCACGACTCGAGAATCTTTGTACCTTTTGTTGCCCCTCTCATTCCATCAAGTTCAATTGTTCTAAAACCTGGAACGGCTTTAAAGCTTCCGCCACCCTTTGTTGCTCCAATGAGCTTTCCTCCTGTCACAGCCGTTTCGAAAGTGTCTGTCTTTACATCAAAATTTTTGAAAAATGCCCCTGCGTCAAAAACAAGGTGCTGTATAGTATTAGCATTTAAGCCGTTTATAATCTTATTTGCGTCCATTTCTATCCCTTTCTAACTTGTATCTCAAACGTACAAGTTTTACGTCTAATGCTTGAATCTGTATCAATTACATTGTTTGTCGATACGTGATAAATTGCTGCGCTAATTCCCTTCTCGGTCAAGTGCAATCTATCAAGCTTTGATTCTATTTTTTCTGCGATTTCATCAATGTTTTTTGTCGAACTTCCTTTATCCCATACATCGAAGTCTACAACTATGTTGTGTAAACCCTCTTTGACCATGTCCATTGTTATATGCATGACAACATGCGGAAAGACGTTGGCCTGTGGCATTACATCGAGTGCCAATGGTGATATTGGATCAATTTGCTTTTTTATAAGCCTCTTCAGCTCTCTTATCATTCGCCATCTCCTTCATCCTTGCCGTTCGGAATATCCGGCTTTTTGTCATTCATTTTTTTGACATACTGTGATTGTATGCGGTTGATTTCCGGTATGCTTTTTGCCACTGTGGTCCTAAGCAATCCCAACCGCGGATAATTGTATTCTCCAAGTTCCTGCTGCATCATCCATGACGGATGTTTATATCCTACTTGCACGTCAAGTTCTTTTTTACGAGCCCAATACTGCACCGATTTGTTTGCATATGTCTTTTTAAACTTATTTTTTCTCGCTGCTATTCGTCTGCCTCTTACAAAATTGGGTTTATAGCTTTCAAAAATTGCATTTGCTGTTTGTTTTGACACATATTTGCCAACGTCACGATTTGCCGCATGGATGAGTTCTTCCAATGTATAAAGGACGGTGTCAACATTTGATTCAAATGTTAACCCGTCCTTCTTTGTAATTCTCATCCCGGCATTAGGCTTTTGCATGATCTATTCCTCCCACGCAGTTAAGCTCTACCTCTTTACCAATGATTTGTACATTTGCAATTTGCCAAACTTTGCCATTATATTCGAGGTATTCCTCATCTTCGTAGTCGTAGTAATCAGCAAGTCTAATTCGGATTTGCCTTTTAAACCCTTGCGCCATCGCTTCGAGTGATTCGCTAAAATATATTCTATCAACTCTGCCAAGTACTTCTTTGCTATCACGCACGATTTCAACGTCACCGTATTCGTTTATAGTTTCTTTTGTCTTTAACAGTTTGATGATTTCGCTAAACATTTTATTGCCCCTTTTTATATTTTTTGCTTAAACTCAAAGCATTTCGCAAGTGATTATATGCGTTGCAATAACGATCGGCTTGATTTTCAAAATTGTATTGCCATCTCAAATAAAGCTTAATCGCCTTTTCCATCAGTGCATCCATCTTTGTTATATCTATGCCGACTCTATCCATGTCAAGTTTGCAAGCCTCAATGTTTGCTTCTATATCCGAATTTAATTTATCATGATGAATCCTTAAATCCGTTTTTGCTTTATCTAACATTATAGCTCCTTACTTTGACGACTTCTTGCCTCTTCCCTTTGCATTCTTCTCTGGCTCTTCAGCAACTGCATCAGCGCCTTTCTCTGCAACCGTATCAGTGGTTTTACCTTCTGATTCATCAGCAGCATCCGCTGCAGTTAGCACTTCATCCGTTGTATGAGCTGTGTCGATTGCTTTGAAATAAACATCGTCCAACACCGCAGCATTTATCTGCATTTCCTCATAGCGTTCCGGCGAAATTTTGAGAATTTCGCCTACTTCTACCTCTCTATCAAGAGATATATCTAAAAACCTTTTTGTAACTATAATTTTCATTTTTTACCTCCCTATATGCTTGGAGTTCCTGTAAATGTGATTAGGGCTCCAGCCTTCTGGTTTTCGAGTGCTCCGTCTCCAACAACGTGTGCCGCTACAGTCCAGTTGCCGGTCTTTACTTCTCTATCTCTCAGAATTTCAAGTGGTGCTACATCGTTCCAAAGGAACTGTGCCGGATCAAGGATAAGAATTTCACCTTTCGCAAGAGAATCTTCCTGCTTGATTCCATTGCCCAGGAGGTTGCCCTTTACAGCTTCGGACATATCTGTTACGAAGTTAACCGTCTGATTCTTGTTTGCAAGCATTGCGATTGCTCCGTAGATATCAGCTCTATTTGCATACACATATGTAGTGCCAACTTCATTCAGCTTGCTGAGTGCTTCGAGAACTGTATCAATTCCAAGGCCCTTTGTTGATTTAACAAGATTGTCCTTATGCAGCCCTTTTCCCTTGCCGTTGTCATTATTTGTCGCATCCTTGATTGTCGCGATAATGGAATCGGCCATTGCCTTTTCGATGCGCTTTGCGAGCTCGTCTGTGATGTAAGCTTCAAATGCATCTATGGACATGCTCATGAGTTCATGTGAAATAACGATGTGCTTTGAAATTTTCTTTCCTGCGAGAAGCACCTCTACAAATGTGTTCTGCTCATCGTCATTTGCTGTACCTTCTGCAACGACTTTGGCATCGCCTGCAACTATTGCAATATGGCGCACCATTCTAAAGATACCGCCGGAGCTTATCCTCTTAACGTCTGCCACGATTGGATGCATTTGACCTAATGTACTATATATCTTATTTGCTGTCTCCGTAGGAATCAGGGCTCCTGAGTTTTCCGTTGTGTGCGTGTATGCTGCCCTCTCCTCTGCAGTCATTTCTTTGCCCTGCAAGTTCTTTAGCCATGCGCTCCTGTAAAGCTTATCGTTGCTATTTACTCCCGATCTGTCGCCATTATTCCTAATGACAGTTCCGACCTGACCGCTTGCAATCTTGTCAAGCAGCGACTGTCTTTTTTCAGCCTTTCCCTCAAGCTCCTTTTTCTGCGCCAAAAGTCCATCGCGCTCTTCGATGAGTTTGTTAGACTTCTCCTCAACATCATCAACATCAACATCTTCCTCTTCAAGTCTTGCTTTTAGCTTAGTAAGCTCCTCTGCAATCTCAGCCAATCTCTTTATGATCTCACTTAGTTTCATCTTAATCCTCCATTGCTTTTTCGATTTCTAATCTTAACTTTAATTTTCTTTTGCGCTCTTCAAGTCTCTCCGCTTGAATTTTGTCAATCACTCCGTTAACAAAATTTCGAGCATTTATCGTAGTGTCATCATTTGCCGGAATTCCGACTGCTGACACGTCGTAAACCTTTCTAACAGATTCGTGGACTATCTTTTTTGCATCTTCCTCAAATCTATATGAGCCAACTGCAAAGCTCCAGCTCATTTTAGTAATCAAGCCACTTTTTATATCCTCATAAAGTTGCTTTGATTCTGCGTTGCTTGATAGATCTGCTTCTATAAGCATTCCAGTATCGTCAAGCTCCACCTTTAGTGTGTTATTTGATGTCCTTGCAAACACTCTGCCTTGATGATCATATAGCATGATTACATCGCTCATATCTGTATTCTCAAAGCATTTCTTCGGAAATTCTTCATACACTTTGCCCTCTTCAGATTCAAATAAAACATATGGTTCGAACTTCATCGCATAGCCTGTCACGATATAGTTTTCACTTTCTGTTTCTTTTGCTCTGATTTCAATTGTCTTTCTAAATTGCCTGTTTTCAAACTTTAATTTTGGAATTTTCATTTTTACTCCTCTCCGTTTACACCTGCATCAAGCTTTGTTGTCTCCGAATACTCTTTGCGTATATAGTATTTGTCGCCGCCATCGATTGGCGACATGTTGTATATTTCGCGTCCTTGATTGTGCGTTATGAAACCGCGATCAAATAGTTGTGTAACCGTGGATAGCTTTTCAGCTGGTGACAGATACTGCAACCTATTTGCGGTTAGCATTATAAAATTATCATTTGCGAGCTCTCTTTCGGTAAATGCCAAATTCGAATGAACCAAGCTTGCCTGTATTGCGAATGGTTCTATTTTTCCTTCATAGAAAGCTGCCCATTCTTCAGAGTTAAACGAGTTTTGCAGAATCTTATCATTAACTCCAAAATGCGCGTACACGTTCTCCTTTATCTGCTGCATCTGCTTGTCGTCAATCATCACCGGATTTGATGTAACCTGCTTGACCTCTTTATACTTTGAGTCAAACAACATGACTCCCGTAGGATTGTTAGCAAGGTTTTGCTTTGCAAACTTATTTCGCTCAGCTTCCATGTCATCATCGTTTATTATATTCATTAGCTGTGCCATAAACCGAATTGACGCTCCACTTTTGATAGCCTCTATCATTCCTTGGTTTTGATAATGCAACAAATTCAACGTCGGTTTCATGGAGTTATTTGAGCCACCAAACAATTCATCTTTAAACTGAAATTGATTCATGATTCCTATTTCCGAAATAGGCTTTGCGTGTCGTTTTCCCAAGAATGTATATACGAGATAAAGCTCATTTTCGTATTCTACAACTTTTCCGTCATCAGCCAACAACGGATAAAACCCATTTATGTTTTGCGTAATCTCGTTATAGGTTGGGATGATTAGCGCATTATTCGTCACTTGCAAAATTGTGGCAAGGCGATATAAATATTTTGATGTGTCCTGGATTTCGTTTGCTTTTGTCTGCAGTCTTCGTCCGAGATTTGTGTTAGCACTGCCTTTAACTTCCATATTTAATTTTGATGTATGCGTGGCTATTGTGTGTATGGCCGACCGTGTAAGATCCATCTCATATACAGAGCCTTCGAAGCTGGAAAAGCTTGGTGTATACCCATTGATCATTTTAAAATAATCACGGATTAAACTTTCTGTTTTATCGCCTTTTTTCCCAAACCATTTATTTAAAAATCCCATCGTATTCCTTTCTAAATCAGATTTTTATAATCATCATAGTGACGCTTTAATACAACATATGAATCCAGCAAGCTTGCAGCTCCATCTATTCGCTTTAAACTCGAATAGCCTTTCTTTGGCTGAATGTTTCCCTTGTTGTCATGCTGCACTGTCGTGTTTCCAAGGCACCATCTAAGAATCGGATTGTTATTATAATTGATTCGTCTTGCTCTTAGATCTGCTTCAAGCTCTTTCATTGGATTTGAAAGAACCTTGAATATTTGTCTAACCTCTTCAACTGCTGCCTCTCCATATTTCTCACGAGTTCGTTTCATAACTATATCGGCTCCCCATATGTCAAACCCATTCCAAATTGGAATGAATCCAATTTCTTTTGCAAATTGCCTGTCCCATTCAGCAACAAAATCCTGGTCTATTTTGTTGCCTGGGCAATATGTAACAAGGCCTTGATCACGCCAAATGTCATACGGCACTTTATCTTCGTATATTTTTCGTTCTGCAACCTCTTCAGCAATAAAATACTGTTGATATACATAGATTGTCTCATCATTTTTGATTTGGAATGTGTATGACAAACATGTTAGGTCTGTTGTACTTGATAAATCATATCCGCCTATCACATACTTTGGCTTCAACTCTTTAATATCGAATGTTGCTGGATTTGTTATATCATCCAAACTTAACCAACTTGAAGAATCGGTTTCTCTTATGTTACAATTCTTTGTTAAAAACGCTTTTAGGTACATCCTCGGATTTGCAACGGTTTTATCCCATTCGTCTTTTAGCGCTTTTTTATTTCGTATTGTGCCGATTCCTGGATTTGCTTTAATTAGATTCTTAAAATCTTTCCACTCTTCTTTTTTATCAAGTTCGTATATAAAAAAAATACTGCGTTCGTCAACAAATGATTCCTGCAGCAATATGTTGCTTCCCTCTTCATAAATTTCATCGTATAGATCTTCGCGGATTGTGCCAGCTGTAGATGTAATAAGTGCAAGAGGTTCAAGTCTGTTATCCATGCCCTTATACATAATGTCGTATAAGGCCCTGCCATTCTTCCACTGATGTATTTCGTCCATATCGACAAAATGTACATCAAATCCATCGAGCGTATCAGAATCAGATGCAAGCGGCTTGAATTTGCCGTCATTGAAATCCGTAACAATCTCACCCACAAGGTTTCTTGTGTATTTTTTAAGATAACTATCTTTTTTAATCATCTTCTTTGCAACTTCCCAAACGATTTTTGCTTGGTCTTTTTTCGTTGCAACGGAGTAGCATTCCGGGCCACCTTCATTATCAGCAATTAGCATATACAACCCAATCGCTGAAGCAAGTAATGACTTACCATTCTTTTTCGCTATAATAAGTACCGCCCTTTTAGTTCTTCTGAGGTTTGTGTCTTTATAACAAATTCCAAAGATTGATGCTATAAAAGCTTTTTCCCATAGATCTAAAACAACGAGTTCTCCTGCCGATTTTCCTTTTATATTTCTGCAAAAATTCTCTATAAAACATATTGCATGATTACTTTTTTTGCTATTAAAATATACTTTACTGCCCTTTTTTGTTATATCTTTTACAAGTTTTTTAACCTGAATTTTAACTTTTTGACTAACCTTATCAGGGTGTCTTTTGATCCAATTCCAATATTCAACAAGCGGATTGTAATCATCCGGATAGCTTATCATCGCTTTTGAATAAATTGACCTAAGAGGTCAACCTCTCCAGCTTCCTTAGGATTGTTTTTATTTATAAATTCATCCAATTGTTTTAATGTAGCGTTGAATCTTTGGATCATTGTGTTATATGACTTAAGCGCTGGATTTTCGCGCATAATGGAGTACTCACCTTGTGGCATTTCTGTAATAACTCCGCCATTGTTGACCTCTTCTTTTAGATCTTCAAGGGTCACTTTCATGAAGCCTAATTCGTTTATCATGTGCATGCACATCTGCTGCTCTTCTTGATTCAAGTTTTTAATAAATTTCTTAAATCTTGTTATCTCTTTTTTAATCCTTTTTTCTCTTTCAAAGTCCGTCAAAGTTTTCCTCCTTTCTCTTTGGGGTGGGGGTAGTGTGTGCGCGCCGCGTGTGTTTTACAAAGCTTGGCGTCGGCTCGACTTTCCCTTTGCTTTTTATTTTTTTATAGGGGGGAGTATTATTTTTTCTCAAAGAAAATTGGATTTCCTTTTTCATCAAATCTCACCCCTCTATTTTCTTTGTTAAAAGTCTTTCGGTTATGACACTTGTTGCATAAGTACTGCAAATTCTTATGATTAAGTGTTATGTATGGATCATTAAGCTTTACCTCGTCAATCTCTTCTATGTGATCGACAATAAAACCTAATCTTTCTTTGCAGTGCTCACATAATCCTCCGTCAATGCTGATTCGTTTTGCTATATATGATTCTCTGCATGACTTCCATGCAGCACTGTCATAAAAGCGCTTTGCCGCTTTTGAATACTTTTTCATTTTTCTCATAATATGCAAAGATACCTCGACTGTGAATCAAGGTATCTTTGTATCGCTTTAACATTTGAAAAGAGAAAACTTATGAAAGATGTTGTCCGGTATTCTTTCACGCTATCATTTTACCACGCTTATTTTCCCCTATGTTCCGAACTTTTCTTTTTAAATTATTTTTAGGTTTTCCGCTACGAAAAATACAAAGCGCGCTTTATAAATTCCATACGTGGATTTTGCCGCATCATCAGGATAGCGTTTGTACGAAACAATGTTATCCCAGATACCTTGCCTATATTCTCTCGGAATTTTTTCAAGTCCTTTTTCGATTGCGTCAATCTTTGTTAAATATGCATCCCTCTTCAGGGCCTTGATTTCTATTGCTCCTTTGGATGCTCTACCTTTTGGCTGTCCATCAGGCGGCGGTGGAGACTCGTCAAGTATAGCCTGCGCACTTTCTTTCAGTCTTTCGTAATCTCTTATCGTCCATATCGTCGCATTGTATGCTTCGTGTGGCAAATGATATTTATTATTTCTTTTTCTTTGATATTCTTTCATCGCACTTAAAGTAAGCTTAGATTACTAAGCTACAGACTCCCTCCTTCATGTTTTCTAAATTTCAGTAAAAATCTTCTACTTCCTTCGCCCTTTTCGTTTTCACGTTCGATGATGCATTGTGTAAATGTCCATCCCGGATATAGCTTCTCGAATAAAAATCTATCTTCGGGACATCTATCCATATCCTCAAGCTTTTTGTTTGTAAGTTCTCTTCTGCCATCCTTAATCTCGGCCGTGACTTTTTTGAGATTGATTGACGAGCCCCAGGCTCTTTCGCCTGCTGCTTGTCTTGCCATGTATAAACTCTTGCCCTCAACTCCATATTCGTTGTATTGCAACCTGTCTGTGTTCGCATAGCCTTTCTTCCATGTTTGTTCAGCTACATCTCTATCCATGCTTGATATAATCATATGCACATGATATCTGACCTTGTTGCCATCAGTGTCCAGGTTGGAAATCACGTAGATATATTTAAGACTTTCTTTTATCCCTAATTTATTCCTGGCTCTCTTTAATCTTGCGATATAATTTTTAACATCTCTGATAACCTCTTCACGGCTACTCGGTAGATTTTCCTGGCTGTAAGTTAGATCTACATACAAATCTTTGTTTGTGAAATTTAAGTGCACCAATCTTATGAAATGTCTTTTAGATTTTTTACTGTTTAAATTTCTTTGTGCCGGAGTACTCTCCTGTACCTTTTTTCTTCTCTTATATTTTTTGCAGTGATTATTTGCCTTAAAGATTTCTACTTCTAAAAAATCTCCACACTTGTATTTCTTTTCTCTTAACATAATGCTTCACTTGTTACTATTCATTACAAGCTCGGAATGCTCTTCACCCGAGCTCATCAAATTACCGTATATATAATGTAGCTTTTTATTTATAATGACATTTTGAACTTATCACACATTGCTATAACCTGTATTGCTTCCATAGCCGCATTGACTGCACGGCTTCTTATTCTGTCAACTCTCTTCTTTTGCACGTCTATATCTTCATCTCTTCTTATGTAAAGCCACCAAGAGTTCATTATCTTTTCTATCTCATTCGACTCTTCCGCGAGTTCCTCGGCTTCTTCAAGCAGCACTGCGAAACCTTCGTGGCTGCTGTGGAATAGTGAGAACTTTTCATTTGCGGATTCTAATTCTTTTCTCGCAAGTATTTCGATTTCGTTTCTCATTTCTGTTTGTTCCTTTCGTACCATTTTATAGCCCTAAAGGGAAGCTCTTGCTCCCCTTTAATCTTCGTATATGATTTTCATTCCAAGTTGCAAGGCTGTTAATCTTTCTATACATGCACCCTTTGAACCTTCCCAGTTTTTTAACATATATATTGCCTTGCACATCTTTAGTAATCTTAGATCTATGTCCATCATTTCATCATACGTCAGGTTTGCACTTTGATATGCCGACTCAAATCTCATTAGATTAACGATTCTTTCGTATTCTGCTTCAAGCAGCTTTTCAGCTTTTTCAAATGCTGCTCTTGCATCTTCCTCCTTAAGTCCTGTAATTGGACCAGAGAGATAAACGCTGCTGCATGCATTACATTTCTTTGCTATCATTTTGTTACTCCTGAGCTCTGGTGTCTCATATATGTTGCCAATTATTAACGTATTTTTTACGCCACCGTCTCTATTCAATGCATATAGGTTCCAACAAAGATTATTGCCATATAGTATGGCTTCTCCTAGTTTTGTTATCACTTCTCCTTTTACGCTTATTGCGTCATTTCCATAGCGCAATATATCTCCCTCGAATATTTCTACTCCGTTTTTATCTTTTAGCCCTGTTGATTGCATTAGAACCGCGTCTGGATATTTTCCTGTAATCAATAGTGGTCCGTATCTGCATTCTGAATCAACCTCGATTTCACATGTGATTACATGTGGGGTTATGTCTATTTTCGCAACCCTCTTCATTTCTTTTGTATTGACGCACCACGCTCTATATTTGTTTAGCATCTTATTTATCTCCTGACTTTATATTTTTCATGCTTAAGAATCTCTCGAGCATGCCCATAAGTTCCTCTTCAGCTAACTTGTGCCCAGATGTTCCGATAGCTGTTACCATCTTAAGTTTCTTTCTACTTGCATAGACCTTTTCGCCCTTTTGATAAACGCTCCAGTTATCATCAATTGCTACTCTCATTATTAGCCTCCTTTAAGATATTGTTTTGCTTTTTTATCTTCAGATAACATCCGAAGCATACAGTGATTTCCTCTTCGCCCATGTCTGTGTAAAATGCATTATTATGACTAAGTTTCTTTCCACACAGAGCGCATCGGATTCCCTCTTTCTTATCCCTCATTACTTGCCGCCTTTTCCCTTTTCGCTAATAAGCGTAAGTATAACTAGTGTTGCACAGATCACTATTGTTATTTTTAGTGCCATGTTAATCCTCCTTATAATATCTCAATCTGATTTGACATTATCTGCCTGAGTGCCGCCTTCATCTTTTCGCCCTTTTCTTTGTCTTCTGCAGCTACATCCTCTATAGATGCAAGGCAAGAATTAAACGATTCTTGTAATAGGTCTGATTTAACCTTGAATATAGCTAGTGCTTTATTCTCGCTATTTGCCAGTGCTGTTTGAAGCTTGTTAATAACGCTCTGCGATTCCTCGTACTTCTTCGTTATATCCTCTAACGACTTGTTCGTCTTTGCTTCAGCTTCCTTTTGAGCTTCTGCTTTGGCTTTACTGATGGCTTCTTCAATTTTTTTATCGCTGCTATTCTTTTCTGTTTTTAACTTTTCTTTTGTTTTCCGGAGGTTTGTCTCCGCAGCTTCTAGTTTCTTCTTTAGCTGTTCGATTTCCTCTTCAGCTTCAGATGTACTTTGCGAGTTTTCCTCTTCAGCTTTTCTTTCAGATTCTCTTCTGGCTTCTTCGAGCTGCCTTTTTAAAATTTCTATCTCTTCCTCCAGGTTTGCCTGCTCTTCTTCCGTTGCTCTTGCTAATCCTTCTACCTTTTCCTTTTCGAGTTTTAGTCTCGAAATTTCTTCTTGCAGTTCTCTGACTGACATGTCGCTGGCACCTTCTTTTATGACCTCTTCCGCTACTTCCTCCGGAGCGGCTAAAAGTGCCCAAACCTTTGAAATTCCTAAATCCGTAAACGTTTGCGTTTTTGAAAAAATGCTATTTTCATCCTTGCATTTTTGTGACCAGCGCATCATGTTTTCGGCCTTTCTTTTGCTGAACGTCAGGTTGTCCTTGCACCACGATTCAAACTCACCATGTGCTAATCTGCCTTTTATTTCTATAAGCCTTTCGCCCGCCTCTGCAGCAAGTTGTAGCCCTATGTTGCCTATGGCTTCCATCTGTTGGTATATTGTGTTGACCTCTATTGTCAACTGCTCTGTCTCTCGTTCTTGCAAGCTTGTGATTTCTTTGTATTGTGTTTCTACTATATTCATCATGACGCCTTCTTTCTCTTTTCTTTTGAATTAACTATATGCTTGAACCAGTGATTACAAAATGCTTCTATGTCGTCTGACACAACCGCGTTGTACTTGCCTCTGAGCTGTATTATTCTTTTCTTATCCTGACTTAGTTCCAATGTCGCAAGAGGCTCATCAGGTTCATTTATATTTCTTACTGTGAATATGTAGCATTTTTCAGCTACTACCTTATCTCTATAAGTAGCAACACAGTGATGCATCTTCATTCCTTCAGTATTTAATTCTGCTATGCTATCAACTGGTCTTATGACAAGATTTGCGCTTGAGTATGTAAACTTCTTTATTTTCTTCAGTATTTCCCTGTACCCCTTCTCCTGAAGTTCTATCTGCTTCCGTTTTTCCTCATCTCGTCTTTTATTCATTTCATTTGTTAGCTTAGCATGTGCATTTTTTAAGTTTTTAGGATATAAATAATATTCTTCTAACGGATATCCTAGTTCTTTTAATTGATTTAAATAGTCTTTATAGTCGTATAGGATAAATCCATGCTTGGCGAGTTTCTTTTGATTGATTATATATTCACTTATCTTTATCGGATTTTCTTCCTTTTTGAAATAGCTTAAACAGTCGCCTACACATGAAAATGCTGAATAAAACGTGTCCATATTTTTCTTCGATATCTTTGTTTGATATTTTTTTAGGAATTTGTAAGTTCCTATGTCTTCCGTGTTCTTATATCCCCATTGATTCAACTTGCTTAGTTCAGTTTTGGTAACGCCTAGCATCTTCTCTAGGCTATCCCCTCTCCAATTTACTCTGATGTAATTTGCTTGATTATATATGCGATCATCTATTATCCCCTGGTATCCAAGCTTCTTGAGATATTCTGCCTGTGGGTACTTGCTATAGACATATATAAGTTTCATCAGATGACTTTCATCGCATGCATCGCGGATTCCTATGCTCGCGTACTTAAGAAATCCATTAGACAAAGCATCCTGAACGCTTTCATGCATCAAGCATCGATATCTTCTCAAATCTAAAGGGATAAAAGTTCTTATTCCTTTTCCCTTGTCTTTTCTAAAAGATGCTGACGGATTTTGAGCCCACCAATCTTTATACCAGGCTTCTTGTTTGTCTTTCGAAAAATACAGCACCTCGTCCACAGCCATCTCTGCCTTTACGTTCTTTATGTAAGCCCAGTTGTCTTTTTCGTATCTATAAAACACATCGACCACTGCTATCCTAATATCCGTATCTGTGTAAGTTGCAAATATTAGCGTTCTATCAACAATCATATTTCGCGTGTGTGGCCACGTGACACTGTTTTTGCCACAACAAGGGCATATTTCATAATCATCCGCACGATATTTGTTTAAATACTTGTAATCTTTATTGCAGTTTAGGCAGTGTGCTTCTTTCTTAAACCTGTTGTAAATAATCGGGTAGTTTATTTCATCATTTAGGTATTGTTTTAGTTTGGTTGGCCACTTGATGCTATACGGCAATTTTTGTTTCTCTTTAACAAAGTCCATGACATCCTCCTTCAGAGTAACTCCGTGATGTCAATGACATTCGTGGAGGTTTTTGTCCTTTTGTCATCTTCAGTTATTTCATAATAGGCTTCTGCCTTTTCAAAACATTCCTGATCAGATATATATGCACCGCTTCCTGACGCACACTTTGTGGACCTGCTCTTTGCTTCTTTCCACATTTCATCGCAAAAAGCCTTTAGCGATTTATTTTCAGCTAAAAGCTTTGTTGCTACCGCATCCGTCTTGCAGATGTCAGTCAAGTATTCCTCGATCATCTGCGAAAATGCGTCCTTTATTGATAGTGCCTCTTCAGTGATTTTTACAATTGCACTATTGATAAGTTCTTTGTTCATTTCTCTTTCCTTTCTTGTCAATGTTGAAATTATATGTACTTAAAACCCTGTTCTCTTAATCTCTCTAATCTTTTGAGCTTCGAAATGCAGCTTTTCTCTTCGTTGAGCAACATGTTCCCCCTTTTAGGCTGATTGCTCCTATATTGCCTTTTAACCTCTTTCTCTAAAAAGGTGATTTTATTGCGCAGTCGCTTGACCTCCTCATCAATGATGATGGTTTTATTGACCGCATGCCATGTACACCTGAATGTTCCTGCGTCATACGTATCACAGTTCTCACAGCACTGTACACAAACCGCTTCCCCTTTTAGTTTTGGACACTGTCTCATTTCTCGCGGATTTAATCTATCGCACGAAGGACAGCGGTTATTCTTCATCTTCATTTACATATATGAGCAAATGCTCTGCAATAGCTTTAAGTTCTTGCTTATCAAAGATTCGTACATCGACTTCCTCTGCAGTTTCCCTTCCTGCTGCACATGCCATTACTATGTCTAATGCGGATCTTTTAACTTTTACTGTTGATGTAATTAATTTTGCTGCAACTTCAATCGGCAAATCGTCACTATAGATTGTGATCATCGTCTTCTCCTTTTCTTTTTATTTTGCTGCATTTAATATGCGCTCTGCATAAGCTCTACCATCTTTGATATTTCCCGAATTATAGGCGCTCAGTGCATCCCTATAGTTTCCGTACTTATTTAGTAGCTCTGACAGTATATCGCAACCTACTGTGATGTTTTGTTCCGAATCATATAGGTTAGTCACTCCGAGCCTCTTCATTCTTTCCTTGTGCCAACGCTCCTGGATTTGCATTAGCCCTATTGAGTTTCCGTTGTCTCCTTCAGCTGATGCAACCCATCCGCTCTCCTCTTCAATTAGTGCTTTTATAATCTTCGAATCTAATCCATACCTTTTGGCCGTCTTTTCTACATGACTGTTTATCTCGAGCTGTGCGACCGGTACAGGATCGGGCAAGGGCTTTGTATAGACTTCCGGATTGTCTATCGCTGTCGCTATTGCATTAAGCCCAAGAACTATCATTATTCCTGCAATAGCTATCATCATCTTTTTTATTCGCATATTTTTACTCCTCTTTTCAAACGCTACTATTGCAGCTATCATGTTGTGCTAATAGGTTTCCTTCAAAGTCCCAGTATTGGTACAAGTATCTGACCGGGTCTTTTGGTGTCCCTGCACCTAACAAAGCTGTGGTTTTTATAACCTTAATTACGCATGCTTTTTCAGTTCCTCGTGGGATTACCGCTGATATCAAGCTTTCATCTTCTCTTATCATTTTTATAAAGTTCTCCTCTCTGCAAAGACTTCCGCTACATCATCTACGTAGTACATCTTTGCTTTCCCACGCGGATCATATTGCAAGTCTTTTAGTAAGATGCTTGCACGATCGCGGCTCATCTTTGTTAGTCTTGCTACTGCTGCAATACTTATCAATATCGAGCCGCCATTTCCTTGCAACAGATCTTTTTTAATTTGTGTCTTAGTCATCTGCGACTCCTTTCTGCTCTCTTTTCGTGATATAATCTCCCTTGAAAGGAGGTGATTGTATGGCAATGAATAATGATCAGTTGAATGCTTTTCTAACAGCTAAGGAAATTGCAATTGCAAAGCTTTCCTCAAGCGAACCTGCTCCATCTAATAAAATGTCGGGAGCAGAAATCGGTAATATGTTCATTGAGATTTACAAGGCAGTTTTGAGCGTAATCACTAATCCAAACCAGCAATAACTTTTGCGATTTCAGGTACAGATTGAATTTCAGATGCGGTTCTATTTCTATCTGTATCTGTTATTTTTTTGAGATAATCCATTAACAGTTTTCTCAATTCTTCTTTTGTATTCATTTCTTTCTCCTTTCTTGCTTATCCACTTTATGCTTACAATTCTTGTTCGAAGAGATACTCTGTATCCAGCTTTTCGAAGAATATGTTTCTGATAGATAGCGCTTCTTTGTAAGTAAACGGCGTTTTCCCTGAAATCTTATTTTTTACAGTTCTTTCTGAACGCTGTAGTAATGATGCTATTTCTGATACAGTGACCTTGTGCCTTGCCATTTCTGCCAATAAGTTATTGCACATCTCCAGTCCTCCTTTCTGTCATATCCAAACTTGGAAACTTTAAATACATATTATATCCAAGTTTGGATATTGTCAACATATTTTTTCCGAATTTGGAAAAATTTTGTTGACTGTTTTCCGAGTTAGATGTATATTTGTGTCATCAAGGAAAGGAGCTCTGTCATGGGTTTAGAAAAAATAAAATAT